ATAACGTCCCCGACAATGTCAATCGCCGTTCCGGTGGACCACTTATAGTTCGCCCCCAGGGTGACAGTGTTTGCGTCCGGAATGGAATAGCTGACAGACGCTTTGATGCCGTCTTTCTCGTAATATGAGAACGATCCGGCAGTCAGCATCTTGGCGAACATCCACTCTTTTCTGCGAAAGCACCTGCTCGTCATGGACCGAAGATCCCGGGCAAGACGTTGGGCCGCGTTCAGATAATCGGACTCGGTCCCTTCTTTCCGGATGTTGTTCAGGAAGCTCTCATCGTAGAACTCTTTCTCCCCGACAAAGGCCGCCCGCGCTTCATGCTGAGCAATGCCGACAGAGGCCGTTCTCGGGCTCGGACTTCCGGGCGCTTTAAACGGCGTCATACCACGGTTCCCTTCCTGGCTTTCCCACTTGATCGTGTCCGAAACCGCGTTTACGGACGGGAACATGGTGGAAAACATCAGATTCGGGGGCAACGTGAATTTTGTTACCAGCTTGTTTAGAACTGAAAGTCTCAGTTCAGGAATATTCGATGCACCTACCATTTCAAATCACCTCCTTTTTATCTGATGTATGTGTATTGACCCAAGCTGGATGCCGAAATATCGGTCTTCGCATTGGTGTCCAGATTACCGGCGCACATGCCCGTGTAAAGCACACAGTTGCCGATGATTAACATCCCGGTCGCTCCAGCAGCAGAAGAACCTGTACCGGTGTTGACGGTTGCCTGAAGGATCCCAACGGCTGTTTCCGCACCCTCAATGTAAGCGTATGCGAAATTGGCCGTTGTAAACCCGGAGCTGAAGACCGTGGTGGCGGTTATTTTGGCGATATGGGAATACGTCGTTCTGTCAATCGCCGTGATTTTGCCAAGGTTTTCAGCGGTTTCGCTAGACCCGGCAACGCAAATGTCGTCATTGACAGCGTACTTGTAGCTGTCCGACATGGTGACATAAAAAATCGCCGTGCCTGTTCCGGTGTCGGCCGTAATGTACGATCTCCCGAACGCCTCCGCGCCGGTCACTGTGGCATGAGGATCGTAAGGGATGTACCTCCCAAGGCGGGTCCCGGCGCTAGCGCCTGTCGTTCTGGCGATAGCCGTTCCCATTTCGATCTTGCCGAACCCGGGAATAAGGGAAATCGGAACGCGAAGGGATGCCTGCTCTTCGCTGAAGAACAGCATCTTGTAATCAACCTGTGAGCCGTATTTGATGCTCGCACCATCTCCTAAATCTACCATTTCAAATCACCCCCTTTTCTATTATTTAACGAAAGCGAAAAGGCTGTCCGCCATCTCGTCGTCTTTTTGAGCGTTTTGCACGGCAGCGTCAATCCTCGAAGTGCCGTACCCAATGATGGTCTTCACCTGGCCATCTGCCCCAACCCAGTCTTTGATCTCCTCGTCAACCGCATCGGAAAAAGCCTTTGCGTCGAAAGCGCCGTCCTTCACGTAAGACGTGTAGGTGATCTGCTTTTTGACTTTCGGAAACAACTCTTCCCGGATCCCGCTGGCTTCCAGCTTCGTGTTAAAAATCGCATCGGCCGAACTTCGGATTTCGTTCTCCCTCCGGATGCTGTCGCTCTTCTCAAGCGCCAAAATCCTGGTGGAGGTCTCTGTGTTGCTGGCCTTCAGAGACGAGTTTTCCCCATCAAGCGCCCCAACCATCTCGACAAGATAAGACTGGTCAGCCTTCATCTTGTCAATCTGTGCCAAAAGCGGAGCGGATGCTTCGCTGGCCAGCGCCTTGACGATTTCGGGATTCTCTTTTTTCAAATCCTCTAACGTAATATCCATGTGTTTCACCCCCTTCTTCATGCTCTTTGTTTGTTTTTGGTCTTTCCCGTCAGCCAAAGTGAAGGAATTGTAAAAATCAAATGCAGTCATAACCTTTGTTGCCAGTCCTTTTTTAACAGCCTCTTCCCCCATGAACACCCCTGCCTCTGTCGCCTTGATACTCTCAAGGCTCACGCCAATGTTTTTCGCAACCGCATTGGCAAACTCCCCGCCCAATGCGTCAACCCTGGCCTGATATTCGTTGCTTGCGCTTTCGGACAAAGGAATGTGCGGGGATCCGTCAACCTTCTTGGCCCCGAAGTGAAAATATTGGTAGCTCACACCGTCCATCTTGTCCATCTCGGTCACGTCAACATGGGTGATAACAGCTCCGATAGAACCGACCATGCCGGAACGGGTGGTAATGATCTCGTCAGCGGTCGATGCTATGGCGTATGCGCCGGAAAGGGCGTACTCGTCAACGAATGCGACAACCGGTTTTGTCTTTTTGGCTTTTATAAAGTCCATGGTGTCGATCATGCCGGTTGCAATCCCACCAGGCGAGGCGATAAGGAAAACGATCTTGCTCACGTCCGGACTCGCTTCAGCCTCGCTGAACTCTCTTGCGATCCGCTCATAAGACGCCCACCCATACCTGGCATCCCACGGATCTTCTTTCGCAAAAATCGGACCGCGCACCTCGATGAAGGCCGCGCCATTGTTCTTTAAGAATGTAGTCGTCTGTTGACCGCCGCCGATGGCCAGCGCCGAAGGGACAATATTGAACGCTGAGGCAAACGAGTTCAGGTCAATGTCCGCTTTAAGATAGCTGAGCATCATCGAAAGTTTGTCCTGGGCCATGTAAACCGGCGTACCGACAAACTGTGAAAGCCTGGCTTTCCATAAGTTATTTTCCATCTTTTTCGTCCTTCTTTATGGGTGGCTTGACGGGCTTAGTTGGCTTAACAGGCTGTTTTGGCTGTTTATTTCCGCCCTTGTCCATCTCGCCTTCAACGATTTCCTGGTTCGTTTCCTGGTCAGACTCGATCAGGAGTTTCGGGTATTTCCTGTCCTCGGACGCTTTCCTCAACCGGAGCCTGCCGTAACCGGTAAACCCAAGTTTTTTCGCAAGCTCGCTGTTTGGGATGCCCATGTTCGCAGACATGTTCCCGTGCTTTACGCCAAGAACCGCTTTTGCGTTCGACTCTGCGTCCACGTATGCCGACTGAGGCCATGTCACATCAATCAAAAATTCGGGCTTCTTGTCGATAACCTTGACAATTTCCTCGCCGTCCTTGTCCCAACCGACAACCTCTTCAACCGGGAAAGTCCCAGGAAACGTATCTTCGGCTGTGGACATACGGTGGCTTGTGATCTTGTTCTTTAAAAAGAAGATAGACGACCAAAAGTCGTATTTGAGGAACCGCTCAAAGTATGCCCGCTCATCCGATATTCTGTCGGTCATGGGCTGGAAAGACGCCTTCGATCCGGAATAGGGCGCTGTGATCTTGCCCATCAGAGAATCCATGGTCACGTTCAACCCGGAACTCACCATTTCAAGAATGTCCGTGTCGGAATCGGATATTTTTTGCAACTGCGGGTTTTTGGCTTCAACCTTCATGCCAGGAGGCAAGACCAGCCTTGAGCCAGGAGTTATCTTCGCCATAATAGCGGTCTTCTTCTTGTCGGAATCCGATAATGACAACCATTGTTTGAAAGACCTTACGTCCTCAAAAGAAAAAACCCACGCATAAGCCGCTGTGGATTTCTTGTGGTCGATCTCGTATTTTTTCAGGTTCTCGTACTGGTTCAACCATGCAATCGTGGTTCTCAGATACGACGTTGTCCGCCTGGTGAACAGGCCTAGATCCCAGTTGACAATGAACCGATAGAACCCGCCAAACTGTTTCCAGATAAATTTCCGGTTTTTACTGTTTGCCTGATATGCTGGCGAATACGAAACATGATCTCTGGCAATATCAATAAGCTCGGGATACCTGGCAATGAACACGCTCGGGATCTGATCGTAAACCTGCTCTTGCTTTTTTTTGCTGCTGTAATTGTAGTTCAAGTCCTTTTTTATATTATAGAAAAGCGGCATAATGGTCTTGTCAGGGTGATAAATAATCCCGGTGTCTTGATCTCCGCCGCTCTCAATCGCGGCCGGATCGATGAAGTCAGCTTCGATAAACCCGTTCTCGTGACAGCTCAGGCAAATGTGAAGCTCGCCCTCTACTCTTTTTCTGCCAAGATATTTGGGGAAGTGATCGTATAGGCGGTTCCGGTGGTCGTAAACGATCTCGTCCATGGCGCTCTGGATCGTTATTTCGTCAGACACAAAACCGAAGTTGTCCCCGGTCAGCCTGCCCATAAGGTCCCGGACGGCAGTATTGATCTGAGGGTTCTCCTGAAACTTGTTCCAACACTCCTGCTGAATAGTTTTTCTGTCGTATGACGCAGGGTCTTTGGAGCTGGAAATACCTATGGACGGGCCATCGGGGTCTGGTCGGTTCGTGGAAGATTCTGAATCAAATTGCCATGGTGATGTGAAACTTATTCTGCTCAGAACTTCATCTGGTAGTCCTTCAATGTACTGAGCTATTTCGTTCTCGTTCATTTCATGGCCCACATTCCTTTTTTAGATAAGTTTATCTTTCGGAAATTATGGGACATTGATAAACGATTATTTTTCGGATGTCAACAAAAAAGTTATCAAATTGTTATGTTGTTATATCAATATGACAACTATCACACAATTATGGTTTTACCCTGAAAGCTCAGGGGTATCGGCTGCTCATAATAAAAAAACTCGTCATCCATTCTTTCGTTATACGGTTCGTTGAGGTTAAAACCGTTTATTTTCAGAACCTTATTGGTTGTTATCCTGTTCAGCATAATAACTCGCGCCGCTTCTTTTTCGATCTTTAAAACCCTGTTTCCTTCAGACTCGTAATAAATCATTCGGCTGCTCCTTTTTGTGGTTGTGGCGTCCAGGTCGCTCAACTTCCGCATGGCTTTAAGGGCTTTCTTTCCCGCGCCCCACGGATACGTTTCAGTGACGGTTGCCCTCGATGCGCCACATTATCGTCTATTTGCCTTTTTTGTCCGTTCCTTTACCCTTGCCGCCTTTTTTAACCGGCTTTTTCGGCATACTGATCACCTCCTTTCGTGTATCGCGTCAGTAGACCACCAACCGCTTCAAAAAACACCTTTGCCGCATCATCAAGCGGCAGATCCCCGGTACAAATAACCTTATCTCCGCTAAAATCAATAACACATTTTTTACCAGTCGGACCATAAAGCAATATATTGTAAGTCGGTTCTATTCTAAGAATCTCTTTTCCAACCATATCAATACTTTCCAAGGTTACCCTCCCCTTCTTTGTAAAACCCGAAGAATGTTTTGCCTACCCTCGGTAAAAAATCGCTCGCTGTTAAAAACCTCCCCCCGTACATGCACCACGCCTGCTGATAAACAACGTCATCCTGAACCCCGTGCCGCAACCGTTTCTGTGGTGAACCGAACTTCTTCCAGTCGGCTTCATGGTCGAACACGGACATTTCTTCCCGGAGAATGTCAACGCCGGTCGAACCCTTCACCAAAACGGTCGGGCTCTTGTACCGGTGATCCCGGACAGCATTGTAATATTCCGTGAACGCCTCCTTCTGCCTGTCATACGTCGGGTAGACCGCCTCGAACTTAGCCGTCCTCTCATCTGCCCATTCCTGCATATCCCAAATACCCCACCGCTCAGCGCACAAAACGTCTATACCGCCGAACTCGTCTATGAGACGCATAAGAACCGCCTTAATGCCGTCAAGGGAATGGTCCTGTATGACCGCAAGACCGACCTGAAAATAGATATACTTGGCGTTTCCCTCGGTATCGACAAGAAGCGGATTCGATCTGCTAACTGGCAGACCTTTGATCATGGTCCCGACAAACGTTCTGGCACTCGACCTCTCCTTCATCGGATCCGCCCGGTCGATCCCGGATAAAACCGCCCAGTCGGTATCAAACATCTCTGTAAGTCTCTCAATGTCGTTTATCGACGCCATTACCTCGGTCGTCTCTAAGGACAGGTTGTCAACCGGCATGAGCTGATACACGCTGTCAACCATCCAGAACTTGCTCTCAAGGGCCATACTCCGCTTTTCGCTCATCGGATCAACCCCATCGCCTTCAAGTCTCTCAATACTCGATAACAGCTTTCTCTTCTGGCGCAAAAGCTCAAGCAGTTCTTTTCCGGTATTGACGTTGTTCATAACCCCCATCCAGCCGATCATGTCCACAAGCTCGGGAGGAAACACGTTCTCGGCCCCGGAACTCCAAGTGTTTTTGAAGTACCGGTCAAACTCAATCGGCAGGAACTTCGCCTGGTACGAGTCAAGCTGGTCCTGGGTCATCATCGGATGCCAGTAGTCCTCATGGGACGCGGACGGCGCACTGCGGTAGGAAAAGAAAAGGGTCTTGTCCTTTTTGTCTATGTACGCCTTATACAGCCCGAACAGGTGATGTTCCTCGGATGATACGGTAGTATCAATCACGCCGATAGCGTTCGGGATGTTTCTGATGGAACCGTCTATCTGAGTAAAGAACGACGGCTTCTTCATCTCGTGTATTTCTGAAAACGAGTAGCCGGTTATGTTTGATACGATACCGGAGAATGACGATATTTTTCTTATCGACGATACTACGTTGCCGGATCCGTCCCTGATAACAATGTCCTTCTCCCTTACGTTCTTGTCGCCTATCCTTTGTATAAGGTTAGGGGACTTGTAGATCATGTTCCTGGCAATGGTGTAATGCACCCAGTCGGTCTGCTCTTTGGAGTTGGCGCAGAACACAATGTATTGAGACGGGAACACGCAGAACTTCCAAACCTGAATTGCTACTGCCAGAAAGGAGTTATGAGTGACCGTAAAGTCACCTTTAACATACCGCCCGTTTCCGTCTATCATAAATCCATAATACTCGTTCTCGCCTACAGATTTTATTTCACGAATACCTGAAACAAGAATGTCTTTCCAGTTGCTTCTTTTTGGGCATTTTTTTCTTGGGATAAGCGTTGGTATAATTGAACAGTCTCCAGAAATGCCTATTATGTAATAGTACGCGGAAAAACCAATACTCTTTATGTCCTTTTTTCTTTTTTTAATACCGGCATGAAAACCTAAAGACCTGGCTAAAAACACAATATCTTCTGCTAAAACCTTGTTTTTCTGTGAAATCTCGATAGAGTTTCTATTGATATATCCGTCTGTATCAACAATACCCGCTAAAACCTTTAACCTCACCTCTCTTGAATTTGCCTTATATGCGTATGGTATATGCTTATTGTTGGCCAAATTATTATTTCGAAGTAACTCAAGAAGAGGGTTGTTCTTTCCTCTTTCAGTAACAAGGCAATATGTTGCGGCCTCGTTATCTTTTTTTGTATTAATGGTTACTCTCATGCTAAGGCTGTCTGCAAAAGCATATAAGTAATCAATAACCTCTTTGTCCATGGTCGTTACAGAGGGCTTGCCTTTTGATCCGTCTCCGAGCCACGCGCCAAAAAAGTAAGGGTCAATCGGTACTTCCTGTTCTGGCCAATCGATAGGAACCCGGTAGAGAAGGTTAAGCCCTGTCCAGCACTTACTTTTCTCCATTACGTCCTTCAGCGGAATGTCAATAATTTTTCCAGCGTTCACATCATTAAAAGGCTTTCCTCTTTTATTAATGCAAGCCCTTCTGCGTTTAAGAGAGAGCTTGTGATCAGCAGTAACAACCATAGGCTCGCCGCGCATGGGCGTAACCTCAAACATCTCTTCTTTGCCGCTTGCTAACGATAGAACCTCTCTGGGCGTATTATCGTCTCCCATAAGAAGGTCGCCGACAACAACGTCCTCAACTTTCTTTACGTTGCCATCGAACATCAAAACCTTGCTTCCCTTTTTTTCGCACTTCCCTTCTCCTCTCATCCAGCACAAAACGATCAATCTGTGGATGAAATTGCCGTTCTTCATTTCGAGCGCCCGTGAGAACATTTCCTTCTGTTGCTCCCACATATATTTATAAGACCTGTTCGTTACCATGCTTTTCTTGTCGGGCAGGTCGCCTATCGGGGTCCACCTTGGGATGGTCTCGCCTATCGGATGGATTTCAATACAGACATTGTCCTCCATCCACTTCGCAAAACCTTCTCCGCCGTTGCGGTATTCTTTATAGGTTGTCATTTGGATATTTTATAAAAGACAGATAAATGGTCAGTAATGGTCATAACGTCATCAATCTGTGTAAATTGTATTGAAATAATATCGTCATCTTTGATTTTGTTCTTCTTTAATTCACGGTTTAGCTTTTTTAAAAGCCCTTCTTTGCCTAATATATGGGCAGAATTAACATTAATACAGCCTATCATTTCTGGACCTCCTCTTCAGAAAAAGCGTCTACCCTTACCGGGATATAAAGATCGCTGGCTGCCTGAGTCCATGCAAGCCCTTTTATGGCGTCAATGACACCCTTGACCATGCCGGTCTCGTAATCGTCCGGGTATAGTACACGATAGTTCTTCTTGTTTTTCTTGATCCACTTGATCGCTTCAGCCATGCTGTTGACAGACCTTCTTACATCAGCCTGCTTCCCGGCCCATACAGGAGAAATCATTGATGAACCTACAATTCCGTTTATGTGCCTGTCGGAAAACACATAGATCGCATCCGGCCATTCCGCCTCAAGCGCATCTTTAAAAGGCCCCCAACACAGATTTTGAAGAATATGGGAACACTTGAATCCAAATATCGGCTTCTCATACCGGATCGCCTGCGCCTTGAACTTTCTCAGGACCTCGGCAATATCTTCTGAAGTCGGCTCAGCAAGATCAAGATCAAGCTCGTTGCCAAACGTGTTCAGTTTCGGATGGTCCATGCCCGTAGTACGATACCACCCGGACTCTTCGTCTCCAAGCCACATCCCGCAAGCCTCAAACACTTCGCATAACAGCCTTGACCCGGTAGCCCAATGTCCTGCAATCACAATCGGCGTCATTTTCATTTCTGAACACCTCCTCCTAAGAAAGAATAAAATGTTTTGATTTCCTTGTCTGGATCGCTGAACGCCACTTCGGACAACGCAAGACGCCTGAAGTCGCTTATTTCATCCATGGTTTTTCTTTTCTGAACGGACTTTGTCAGCCGATGCTTACAATTAAGCTCCAGCAGTCTCGAAGCGGATACCCACATGAAAAAAACGTAAACAAGCCTGGCTTTTATCTGCTTGTTTGTGGTCTCGTTTTTTAAAACCTCATGGATTTTAAGGTTCATCTCCCTGCTCCATACCCCCCACTCGACGGAATACCGTGAGGCTTTGTTCTTTTTGAACTCGAAATAGTTCAGGTCGATCTTTTTTATCATATCCTTTATGTCTTCAATGTCAAATGGTTTTGACTCTGAAGAAGAAGGCTTGATCTCAAGAAGGTCGGAAACGGTTTTAAGAAGTTCTCGGTCTTTTTCTCTGGTATCCATCATCACCCTCCGTATAGGTTGTGCGTTTTCCCGTGCTGGCAGTCGCTTCGTGGGTATCCTTTGCAGATGTTTCTGTCATGGTTGCATCTGTCACAAGGATGCTCTCTGCCTTCCAGCAAGATTGCTATAACAAGCATGGGCGAAAGAAGGCAGGAATCGGGCATTTCTTTTTTTTCGTATAATGTTTTCATTCCGCCTCCATAGCCATTTTTTTCAGTTTTTCCAACAGACAAACACGTTCCAAGTCCCGCGCTTTTTGAAACTCAGCCATCTTCCGGTTTAATAAATTATCGCATCTGTCAGCGTGGTCTTGCTGAACTGCAATCATGCCGTCAATTAATAATATTTCACG